TCATTTGAAAAAGTTACACCAACTTGTGGTGTGATTTGTTCTACAACTATTACGGTCTCTGACATTATGGAGATACAGCTCCCGTCACAATAAACTTACCTTCTAAAATTCTTGTTACTGTAGCACCCGTAGTTAATGTTAAATCATAAACATATCTACCAGCACTTATAGCGCCAGTAGTAGTAGCATCTACAGATACAGTTACCGATCCAGCTATACCACCCAAAGTCATTCTGCCATTTGCAGTAGTTGCAGATAGTGTAGTTGTTGATGAGTTAAGAAATGGTTTAACAGTCATAACTCCTGTGTAACTAGTTAAGTCCCAAGGAGTAGAACCGTTCTTAATAGTAAATACAAAATTAAATGTGGTTGCTTGTTCGCAAACTAAATTATATTTAGCACTCAACTGGAGATCGCTCTCAGAGCCTGCGCTGCAGGTAATCCAGTAGTAGATGCTAGGTAATTACAAACGCCTGAGAAGTCTAAGAAATCTGCCTTACTAGCAATCAAAGCAATATCATTAAGAACTCCAACGGTATCGGTAGATGTTGGAGTAACTGATCTTTGTGCAGCCCATTGCCGAGCAGCCAAGGCTTGATCAACCATTTCGCTAGCAGTTCTATAAGTGCCACCATTGGCTAGACGATTTAATTCTTGATTAAGGGTTGTACCATATTCACCTAGTGCCACTTATTTCTCCTTACTTCTTTTTTGTTTTTCTTGCCACTGCGGCATTATCAATTAAATTTGGATAAGGTCTACCTGCAGCTTTTGCTCTTGCCTTAGCAGCACTCTTTTGTGCTGGTGTTAATTTCTTAGAAGTTTTCTTAGGGTTCTTCTTATCCCAAAATGCTACTTTCTTTTTCATCTACAACTACAATCCCAAGCCCGTAAGGACTTGTTTATTCTAGAGTTTGGATCTCTTGCTGTTTTAGCAGAGGTTAATTTAGATTTCATTCCACACATACGACCACAGAAAGATTTACGCCTAGCAGCAGATTTAGGTGACCTCTTGGCCTCAGCTCTTTTTACTGGAGGTTTAAGGTTCATACCTTGCGCTCTAGCAGATGCTCTACCTTTAGCGTTTAATCCACCTTGAGGATTCTTACCTGCTTTTCTTTGCCAAGCGGGACTTTTCGCCATACTCTCCATACTTTCCTAAGATTGATCGGATGGTTCCATCTTTCCTAATACGAACTATGCAACCATCCTTGATCTGTATTGGATTAAATCCATCGTGGCGCTTGTAGCTACCAGAGGACATTACTTCTTTTTCTTCTTAGACATCCCTGCTTCGCTAAGAGCAATAGCAATTGCTTGCTTCTTTGACTTAACTTTCTTAGCAGACTTGCCAATATTTAGTTCGCCCTTTTTATACTCTCGCATAACTTTGGCAACCTTCTTAGCACCTTTTGTTTTTTTCATTATGCCATTTTACCCATTGCACCAGTTTGAATTGACTCATAAGTTAAATATCTCATAGCACCTTCATATTGTAATTCAGGTGTTGGGTACTTCTCTAAATACTCTTCGTAATCTCTGTTTTCCATTATTTCTTTTTCCCCATCTTTTTCATAACCATTTTCTTGCCTGATTTTTTTGCGGCCTTCATAGCCATTGCCTTACCCTTTTTTGTATAAGGGAACTTCTCACCATTTACCATTGGCATAATTACTCCTTGTATTGTAGTGTTGTACCGTCAAATGCTTTGCCGGCTTCGTTGGATAATCTTACTGCTGCATCTATATCTTTTTGTCTTGTTGATCTTGGTTCAATACCTTGCCTAATAGCACTGTAATAAGAACCTAACTCCTTGTCGTGTTGTCTAGCACTAGGTATTCCCCTACTACTAGCATCACCTACACTGAGTTCCAACTCTGATATCTTACACCCAAAGCAGTCTTCAACATACTCAGGGTGTGTCCTTTTTCTATGTAAACTCATACTGGAGTTACGTAATCGCCATAGCCAGCATTAATTAAAATGTTAGCCTCATAATTACTAATGGTGTACTCGTGACCACCTAGATAATAAAAGTTTGCTGCAGCCAAATCATCTTGGCTTGGTGTCTGACTTTCAGTAACGGTAGTTCCATTTATCAATAAAGATACACCTCTTGGAATATCAGTAAGGCTTACTGGGACATTGCCCTCAACAGTTCCACCAGTAAACTGTTTTCCTGCTAATCGGGCATACGGAGAAAACATATTGGTTGCATCAATACCATAGGTTTGATTCAGCCAAGGTGTGATCAGTGTGTATGCCATAATCTTCTTTCTCTAGTGATAAGGGGCGGTTTGACCCACCCCTTACCGAACAAGCAATTAACCGTTTGTTGCTGCAGACTCAATACGAACAAGTGCTGCCTCGCGTAGGCGGTTAAAGCCTCCGAAGTAGTACCAGCCGATTGTGCGGAAACGGCGTAGAGCATCGATCTCTGGACCAATGATGGTTGAGATATCTGCGGCTTGCGCCTCAGCTAATGCTTCACGACCTGCAACGATTGCACGGTAGTTATTTGTGAATGTAACTGTACCTGTTGCTGCTGCTGATGTTACGTTGCTAGCAGTCTTAGCATATGAGAAGGTTGTTGTTGAACCAACTACAGTAATGGTGTAAGTACCATTGAATGTAGAGTCAACACCAGAAACTGTTACAACCTGTCCAACTCCTAGGCCGTGAGCCACAGCAGTTGTTAAGGTTGCTACGTTAGATGTTAACTCCTTGTTGGTTACAGATACTGTAGTTCCGATACCTGCTGCTAAATTTAAACCATTTAACACACGAGGTGTCTCTACTACAAATGCACCTTCAATTACGCCAACTGAGCCAGGAAGGATTGTTCTTGACACATTATCTGTGTACTTAACAATATCTTGGAATCCTCCGGTGCCTGATTCGGCGCGAAGGTCAGCAGATTGACGTGGGTGTAGGTATGCAGCATACAACTCACCTAGACGAGGCAAAGCCTTGTTGGTGCGTAGGGTAACTACAGCGTTGCGAATATCAGCAACTGCTAGTGTATCTACTGGAAGAACTGTTGCACTTGAGGTTGGATTAGTTGTACCACCGGTACCGTAAAGTACATTAGTTCCTGCACATAGAACTTGACCGACAACATTATCAATGCTGTCTGCTGCGTTGTAAGCGATGATATCAGCAAGTGCTGAATCTACATCGTTGAAAGAAGTTAGGTTTAACTTCTTAGTTGTTGAGACGGCTGAACCGTACTCAGCAAGTGTTACAGTAACCTGTGATGGGTTACCTAGGGCAATTGAGGAAACATCTGATGATTCTGTCAACGTAGATGTAGCTTGTGCTAAATCTGAATAGATTGAGAATACAACTGATGATCCTGGCATTGCCTGTTGAACTGGTTTTACATCAGCAAGTGAGCGCATAACAGGAATGGAACGAAGTGCCATTCTTACATACTGATCGTATGCTGTTGTGACTAAATTGCTAATGCTAGAGGTAGTGGTTAAACTACCGCCTGGAACTGCCATTGGGCATCACCTTTCATTAGGATTGGATTAGAGTCCAGATCCCTTAATGATTGCATCCAACTCTTCACGGGTATTAGCGTTTAAAAGTTTTTTCATAATATCGTCATTGTGCTCAGGTGTTACACCTTGCTCAACTGTATTAGTCATCCTCTTGTACGCTGCCGCTTGAGCGGGATCGACATTGGGTGTCTGGGGTACTTCTGGGGTTTGAAGACCAAACACATCTGCGTTTGCTTCTAACCATTTTGATACAGACTCTTCAGTTGGGTCTATATCCTGCGGAACAAAAGAAGAAATCTTCTGATTAACTCCGCGACTTGCGAGAGCGTCTTTGATTGCTCGTTCTCTTTGCGCTTTGTTTAAGGATTCAAAGTTAGCTTTAAGTTCTGCTAACTCTTTTTCTTTTTGTTTATTTGCTTTACGCAATTGCTTAACGAGATCATTGCTTAACGATTCAGTTGTTGTATCTGTATCGTCATCATCCTCGTAGTCATAGTTGGACATAGTCCATCTCCCATTCGTTGTAGTTGTCGTAGACCTCATACAGTTCGGGGATCTCTGTATGGCTTCTACTCTCGGTCTTGTTATCTCTCCATCAGGCCGATAGTTCTGATGGCAGGCCTAGTTAATAAGCGCCGGCTCTTTCCGTTGCCAGTGCTCCACTTGTAATTCCAGTTCTACCGCCAAATTCTGCTTTTTCTAACCCAATAATTTTCTTACGTTTTTGTTGGGCCTCTGTTTGTCCTGGTAATTCAAATACTTCTTCCTCAGCTATTGCTTGAGTATAATTTGGTTGTTGATAAATAGATGCTAATTGTCTACCTCTTTCAAGGCCACTACCAATTATTCCATAACCTCGTTTAGCGGTTTCAGCAGTTACACCGTAACGGCTTAGATACTCTGCATCAGTCAAACTTGTATCTAATCCAGCAGCAAGTGCTGCGCCACCAATTTCAGCAGCAGTTATCTTACGCTTAATATCTGTTAATCCCTTTTCTGGATCAAGAGTATAAGCAAGTATATCAGCGTTATTAATATCAGGATAAAATCTTCTTAGGGCGGTAGTTACTTCTGGTGCTGCATTAAGAACTCTGTTTTGTGCAGTAGCGATACGATCTTCTAACTCAGCAGGAGATACATCTCCTGCGATAAGTTTTTCAAATCCTTCTTGACGACCTAAATCACCTCTTGAATAGTAAGTAGCAGGTAATCCATAGTTACGCATAATAGATTGATATCCATCCTCTAATGCTAGATACTCATCCTCTGATAATGCTTTAAGACCTTTATTAATACGAGCAGCATTAGCCGCAAAACGTTTTTTATAAGGCTCTGTTTGGCGTAGTCTTACAGCAAACTCTGATGGAGATACATCTTCTAAAATTAAATTCTTTAATGGTTCTACTAATGCTTGTAATCCATATTCAGAAAATTGACTATATAAAATATCAAATGCGTTTTGACGTTTTTGTTGGGCTTCTGTTTGAGCTACTGTTGGAACAGCACTACCAGATCCCACAAATTGACCCTGTGCATTATATTGACCACCAGGCGTTGGATTACCCTGAGAATCATAACCACCAACAGTTGATCCACTAATTCCATATTTACCATATTGACTTGAAACTTTTGCAATAGCTTGATCTCTTGTTAAACCTTGAGCAATTAATGCTTTAATTTCATTCTCTTGCATAATTCTTGCTTGTTCTGCTGTATTTACTTTTCCACCTGAAGTAGCAGAAGCATATTGTTCTTGAGTCAAACGATAAGATCCAGTTACATCTCCATAATAAGGAGTCATTTGTACTTGACCAGGGGCTGCTACACCAACAGATTGAAATCCACCTCGCTCTGGCGCAAGTGCAACATCAAACTTATACATACCACCTTCTTTGGTGATACCTTTAGTGCTATCAAATCCTAGGGCTTTAGCCTCAGCAAGCGTTACTTTTTCAGCCACTATATCTCCATAATTCCGAAGTTAGAGAATACTTGTCCTATACCTTGATAGGCAGCATCTATAGCCTCATCTGTTTCTGGCCACCAAGCAAGTTTTCTTTTTGCTTTATTAAAGTCAGATATACTTGTAAAACCTTTATCATTTACTGCTAATGGAAGAACTTCATTAATACTAACTTGATTAGTTGGGACACCTTTAGATTTTGCAATACTATTTATATAAGGCGAAAAAGTTACAGACAAATCTTCATCTTCTGGGATTTGATTTCTTACTGATTCTGGTAAAGATCTTCTAGCTACTGATCTAATAGCATTTTGAATATTTTTAATATCTTCACCATTTGCAATTCTTTTAGTCCATTCATCAATTTGGCTACTAAAATTAGAATCAAGATCTAATCCATTATTACGAGCAGTTGTTGCTAAAATAGCCTTAGAGGTAGCAAAAGTTTCTTGTTGCTTTTTACTATATCTAGAATCTTTTTTAATTTCGTTAGTTAAAAATTCTGTAGCATCTAATCCACCAGTTGTAATTGTATCCTGAACACCACCTACAGTTTTGTATTTAGTTACAACAGGGTTTTTCTTTTGAGCATTTTGTAACTTCTTTGCTAGTTTAGATGCTTCTTCAGGTGTTGGTTCAGCATTTAATAAAGTTCTATATAGTTTTTGTACTTCTGCTATTGCCTCAGCATCAGTAAATATATTGGTAGATCTAGTTGTACTAGGCCTTTGAGCACTAGCCTTAGCAATATCTGATGCTCTATCTTTTAAAAATGTGGTTAAATCATAGGCAACAGTCTCTAAACGTTTAGGATCGTTTATTGATAATGTTGTAATTTCAGTAGATAAGTCTCTATTGGCTTGTAGAAATTCATCTCTTACTGCAGAACTATAACTTCCGGTTACTGGAACATCATAACCAGCATCTTTTAATTGCTGAGATAATGACTTCCTAAGTATTGAAGACATTTTTCCATATGCTGCAGAAAGTTGTGCTTCAGTTGCTTTTTTAGTTTGAACTATGGGAACAACTTCTTGCACCTGTCCAGCTCTGTAAGTAGGTTTACCAGTATAAGAAGGAGTTGATGAGGTTATTAAACCAACACCAGCAGTTCCAGCATTTGGATCAAAATCTGCCAATTTAACCCTCCCTTAGAAAGTTACTAAATAACACATCAAATGCTGATTTTGCATTTGGATCTGTTATTGCTATATCTTTTAATTGTTGCAATGTAGATTCCCTTATAATATCTCTAACCTTGATATCTCTATCAGATCTTGAGTTATAAACATTATCCTTGTTATATAGATACTCTTCGTATATATTAATCATTTTGCGAAGTGTATTTGCTGCTGGTGTAGATATATTAGTCTCATTAAGCATACGCTTTAAATCAGTATATGCCGCTTCGCGCTTGATATTATTAGCTGCTGAGTTAGCAAATTCTTCCTGCAGTAATGGTCTTGTACTCTTAAATTCATTAGACCAAACAGACCAAGCACCCTTTATACGTTTACGTTCATCATCTGATGTAGCATTTGCTAAGGCATTTTCATATACATCTACCTGTGTGTAGTAGTAATATTTATCTCTAGCAACAAATGACTCTTTTAGGAAATCCTCAACTAATTTACTTTGACGATATCCATTATCTTTTAAAAATTCGTAAGCATCCCAAGAGAAAGTTCCACTTTGAGGTATTAAGAATCCTGCACCTTCTGGGTATTTCTTAACTAAATCTTTGTTGTTATCTACCCAATTTGCTGCGGCATTAGATGTTTTAAATCTAGCCTGAAACTCAGGATCTGACTCATTAACTACATATGGTAGTTCATTTGGAAATAATTTTACCCAATCAGCCATAGCATCGCCTACTGGATTTGGACTACCTTTTTTGCTGTATTGATCAATTAGATTAGAGTATACTTGTTTAAAGTTAACTCTCTTATTTTCCCTAACCCAATCAGCCATATCTGACTTTAAAGTAGTAGTTGGTGCTGCTGGACTAACAAATCCAAGAACGAACCTAGTTGTTAATATACCAGTAATTGTTGATCTTAATCTCTTTTGATATTCAGCCAACTCACCAGGAGTTGCAGTTGCTGATGGAGTAAGACCTGCTGCCTCTAAGTATGTTACTGCTTTACGAAAAGCAGAGGCATATTGAGAATCTCTTTCATCTCTAGACAGAGATGATATAAAACGATTAACGTGACCCGGTAATAAAGATTGATAAAAAGATTGATTCTCGCCTATCTCACCTAACAATAATCTTTCAGTTGCTTTTATCTCTTTACCAACTGTTGCCAGTGGTTTAATTTCTGATTCTGCAACTAAACCAGCAATTCCATAAACTGTCTTCATAGAAAGACCTGCTAATGGACCGCTAAATGTTGGTAACCAAGATTCAGGATTAGCAGAAGGTGTAAGCATACGGATATTAGATCCGAACTGCAATGGCATAGGAGCAACAAACTTATCTCCAAGACCAAATACATTTAAGACTTTATTAACTGCTCCATATATTGGTGCTAATCCTGGGTAAATAAAATATGGTTCACCCTGATCATCTCTTTGTACAAAGCCTGTATGTGTTACACCTTCATAAGTAAGCGCAATTTTACGTAATGCTTCAGGATTATATTTAGTTGTTCTATATAAACGGCGATAAGCATCTTCAGTTGCTCTATAAAAACGAGCAAAGTTACGAACAGACCAAGCTAATTGAGTTCTAACAGTAGGATTATCAACAAATGCTAGCACTCGTTCTACTGCTAACTTTTCAGAAAGATCTATTACTTGACGAGTAGCTTCTTCTGGACCAATCTTTTCAGTTAAATCATCAAGATATGGTTGTAATTCTCTACGAATATTAAATGCCGCATCTATAACTATTTGGTCCCTTGAGAAACGAGCATTAGCATCGCCTAACCAGTCCCATAATCTAGTATTTAAGTCTGAAATTATATTACCAGATTGCATTGCTGGCATTAATTTAGGACCAGTAATAGTTCTTGGAATTTCATTAAATGTTTTTGGTAGATAATCTAAACTAAAATCATCTGTTTTAATAACTAAGTTACCTTTATTATTTTTAACTACAACTTTATCTAATAACTTATAGTTAATAGAACCATCTGCTCTGCCAAATAAAGATCTTAAATCATCATAAATTGCAGAAGCGTGTTGACTAGATGTATAGGTAGTATCTACATAACGATCCATTTTAGGCTTTAAATCTTTAAACTTAGGATTGTCAATAAGTTCAGCCATTGCCTTTACGAAAGCACCTCTATTATCACCATAGATCTTTAATAATTTCATACCTTCTGATGCAAATTCGTCATTAGCTTTAGTCATAATTTGGAAAGCCCAAGCAAGACGACCTTCTTGATCTAATGGACTAAACTCTCCAAAAGATCCATATTGACGAGCATAGTCTTCACCATCAATAGTAAAATCAACAGTTCTACCGTGTTTACGACTAATTTTTTTAGATCTAGAAACAAAGTCACTACCTGCGTTTAGGTTATATGCACCCTCGCTAGCTGATTTAAGTAGATTTTCAAAATCACCATACATAGCGAATTCATAGGAATAACGATCAAAGTCATTACCAAACTTACCAGCCTGAGCATCTGAAAATTTATCCCTCAAAAGAATTTCAGCAAACGCTTTTCGTTTTGCTAATTCTTTTTCAGCAGCAGTTGTATAAAAATCATTAATGATAAGTTCTTCACCATTTTTAGTTACTTCTCGTTTGATACCTTTATCAATATCATTAAATAATCTAACAAATTTATCTTTATCTTTTGCTTTAGCATAACGATTAATCATACCTAATTGTAAATCTTTTTCTACGGTACGAATATTTGTAGCAAGTCTACGGGCTTTACCTATTTGCTTTGTTGATCTTATTAAACTACCTGGTTTAAATGTTAATTTATTAGTTCCATTTGCTAAATAAAATACATAATCTTCTAATGCGTTACGTACCGGAAAACGAGGTCCTGCCAAAGTACCAGTTACGAATGTACTAATAACATCATCTGCTGCCTTAGTATATTGTAATCCCCAAGCATTAGCTATGAATCCATCCCTACCAGCAAAACGATCTAATTGCTGTGGAGTAATGAAGTTTTGACGTTCATTAATTTGATATGGATAAAGTGCAGAATCTGCACCGTTTACTTGTGATGGAAAGAAACCTTCTGGGTTAGCATCATCAAATGATCTATTACTATATACAGCATCTCTACCAATAGCGCCAATTGTATCTAGAAGTTTACGACCATTTTGAGTGCCTCGTAGTCCTCTTAGTTCTCCAACTGCAGATTGTAGACCATTGAACATCTGACGGCGTTGACCAAGATTTGCTTGTTGATAAGCATCACCTAGTATGCGAGATGCTTGCTTTCCATAAATTAAACGAGCATAGCGCTCAAATGCAATATGCGCTTTAGGTGAAGTATGATTACCTAACTCATCCATATCTGGAATTAAGTTAAATCTACGAGAAAAATTATCAATACGTTTATTTATAGAATATATAGAAAATTTATTAATAGGTAATTTCTCTGCTGCCTTAATTCTTTCAGCAGTTCTAGCACCAGCCTGCGCTGCGGTTTCATCACCTCGGCCAACTAAAGATTGAATAGCTGCTTCTTGTGAAGATATACCTCTAGAGTCTGCCTCATCAAAAACTATATTACGTAAGAAGTCTGTAGCATCTTCATTAAGGCTAAATATTCTTGTACCTTTTGTATATAGATCTACTCTTGCCTTGCGAAATTTACTAAGCCTAGGCATAACCTTTATTTGTAATCCAGCTTGGCCATAGAATAAAGGTTGAATACGTTCAGCATTTGTCAAAAATGCTTTGGCTGTATTTACATCTAATACACCATCAAAATCTTTTTTAGCAAAATCTAATAAAGCATCATCTACACCAGTACCAACAAATGCTGGGTTTAATCTACGTAAACGATCAGTATTAACTGCTATCTCTATAGCATCTTCTGCTTTACGAGCTTTGGTTAGATTATCTAAACCTTTAGTATATTCAGTCCAAAATCTATTTACTGAATCATACTTAAATGCTTCTTCAACTTTATTAGCATTACCAATAGTTTTAGTTAGGGCAAATTTTCCAGCATAATATATTTTAGCAATTTTACCTAATACAATAGTAGGATCTAGGAATATTCTAAACGCTGCATCACCAGTACCAGATATCCAACTATATAAACCACTTTTACCTTCTAGATCTTCTGGAAGAAATATATTTGCTATATCTCTACCAAATGAATACTTAGCAGCATTTACCTTGGCTATAGCATCTTCTAATAACTTATCTTCACCTCTAGCACCATCTGCTGCTATTTTCTTTTGTTTATCATTTTGAGCAGTTGCAATAATTTGATCTAGTGGAATACCTGCTGAAATTTGCTGTGCTACATATACGCGATCTTGACCGTATAGTTGTACTGCTTTATTTATACGATCTGGATTAAACGTTTGCTCACCATTAGCGCCTGATTTTTTCCAAGCAGTTGCTAAATCTACATCCTGCCCTACGGCAATTCTGCCAGTACGATATGCTCTAGTTACTTGATCAGATGCCCAGTTAGCAGCTTTAAAAACTTCCTTTATTGGTTCAACTACTGGCTTTATTAACCAACTACCGGCTTTCATTAAGAAACCCTGTCCTGGAGTATCCTCTTCAGAACCAAAGAATTGTGCCATCTTTGTTTGTTGATTAACAGGTAATTGTTTAAACTCTATAGCAGCAATAGATTCTGGTAAATTTGACAAAGACGTAAAAGAAGAATACATCTCCTCAAGAGAGTTAATTTCATTCTTTTGTGCTGATGTCAAGCCTGCTTTATTAGCAGCTTGATACAAATTACCCTTATTAATATTTTGGGCCATTAAAGTCCTCTAGATAAAGCCTGCTCGTATAAAGCAGCAATTTCTCCATTTGTATCATATGGCAACATTTGAGCAAGTGTTTGAGATAAAGATTCTTTTTGTCTCATTTGATTCATCATTAATACTTCTGTACCGCCACCATCGCCAGGTTTTACACCTGTTGTAATAGGTTCATCTTTACGCTCTGATGGAGAAAATAATGGTGTTACTGGGGTTAATGGATTTCTAGGTCTTCCACCAACATTATCATCAGACCCGGTTGTTTTTGCTAATGGTATTTGTTTTTTAATAGCATTAGTTTCTATACCTTCGCCATAATATGATGAAGGTAAATCTGTTCTTTTGGAGAATTTACCAGGACCTGATGCGCCTGCTAATGGACCTCTTGCCATTACTCCTCCTTTAAAGTTTCTAAATCTTGTGAAAATTCTTGCCAAACTTTTTCTTCTTGGCTTTTCTGAGTTGAATGATAGATAGCTAATTGGTGCAGATCATCTGCAAGTGCTTCTATTACTGATGTTAAATTTAAAAAGAATCCTGATATTATTACTAAGTAATCAGACAATCGCACTGGGCGATTTAGGTTATTATCTTTCACCCAGTGCTCCTGTCATTTAAAATAATTTAAGCCTTCTTACCCTTACGACCTGCTGGTGTATATCCAAAATATACTTTTCCAGCACCTGGCTTTGCTGTGTTCTTGCCCTCTACAGGCTTTGCTTCAGTAGCCTTTGCTCTTGATCCTTTGTTCATTTATTCACCCCCTTGATTATGCTGCTCCGCCAATAGAGGCGAGTAGTTGTGCGATATCTGGTCTTGGACCAGCAGTAGGGGCCTCTCCGGTTTGTTGTTCTGGAGTTGGCTGCGAGGCAGGAACGGGGGCCGCTCCCACTGCTGGAATAGTAGGTTGCTCTGGAAGTGCTGGTGTTACCGGTACTTCTGGTTGTGGTTCTGGTGCAAAAGCCTTTTCAATAACAGTTTCTAGTTGTAAACCTTTTTGTCTACCTTGGATTACTTCAGCAATTCTTGAAATGATTTGAGATGGGTCTTGACCTTGGGCAGCAAGTGCGGGAATAGCTTGTGCATACTGAGCAACAGCAACCCTAAGAGAATCACGCATTTCTTCAATGTCAACCCTTTGTTCTTCTTGCGTAACATTTAACTCCATTGGAATTTCTCGGCGTACATAATCACGGGACACTAACTTATCGCTACGCATTTGTAGTAATGCGATGATGGCTCGGTTAGGATCCATACCAGACATAATGCCATAACGTACATCTACACCATACTCGCCTTTAATATCACGAGATGGAATATATTTCATTGTGTAAGGTGTACCATCATCAGTACCTTTAATAGTCTTGGTCATATTACCAAAGATCTTCTCATCTACTTCAAAGCAGATTGATACTAACTCTTGGAATAACCTAGCAAACTGTGCCTGTGCTGCTTTAACCTGTGTATCAAAGCCTGCTTGTAGTGCTTGTACACCACGACCTGTAACAACGGAGGCATCAATATTACCTGAACGAGATTCAGGGTAACGAGAACCTAATCTTAACTCTCGTTCTAATACACCAGACTCAGTAAATACACCTGCTGGTAATTCTAATGGAACTCTACGAATACCTTGTGGGTTGGCAGATCTCATAATTGAATCTGGACCAAGTGCTAACTCTTGTACATCTTGTGGAATAGCAATAGGTGCTTGAATAGATTTCTCTGCTGCCTGTATTTGTAATACTGCAAAACGAGCACGGGCTAGTTGTACTGACAATACATCATCAAACTGACCACGAGCTTCACCATCTAGGGATGATCTAGTTGCTACTCTTGCTAAACACTTACCTACTGGGTTAGGTGTATTAGATAAAACTAAGTTATTACGCTCTGGTATAAAGATTAAATCTTGGTCTTTGTCGTGGTATCTAACAATAGATAGATAAGGGGATGCGTAAGAATAAACACTCTTACCAACTATCTGATCGTAGAACTCAGGATATTGGGTTGCAATAGTCTCAGCATCAGATGCAATAAGTTGTGATATGGATAGGCAACGACCAAATCTATCTACCTCAGGATATACACCAAAAGGATTTAGTATTCTAATTCTAGGATTGTTTGTCTCATAATCCATCTCTACTATTGCAGGTAGTAGACCATAGGTATTAAAGTAATCAGCACCTTGATACATCTGAATCTGTAAATCAGATGATGATACGTAGTAATTGGCTATCCTAGTTCTAATATCAGCAGCACGGCGCTGTGAGTCAGAAACCATATTAGTTGCTGCACAGTTAAAGGATGGCAGTGGTGCCATTACCTCCGCTAGATCTCTAGCTGCTACGTCAATAAAGTTTGCTACTAGAGGTTTAGGATAATCCTCTGAAAACATCGCTGGATATACTTTTGATATATCACCTTGGCGCACAGATAGAACATCTCGCATCCGTTGATCACGGGCTGCATAACGGGTTTTCAACCGATCTATCTTTGAGACTACCTCTTTAGTAGATAGCAATATTATTTACCCTGTCTCTTTTTCTTTTCTTTATCCGCAGAATAAATCGCACCACCAAGTATTGCAGTAGCGGTTGCTCCCTTTACTGCGCCTGTTTTGTTACCACGCTTATTCCCAAGCATATAAGAATATTCTTCACGTTCTTGTTGACGAAGTTTACGAGTCTTAGCGGCTTTCTTTGCAGCCTCGACTTTATCTAAATCTTTTGATTTAAGAGACTCTGCCGCTTTGTTCTGATCGCTAATTTTTTTACGTTCTAACTTACTAAGCTCTTTGCCACGATAAGAAGTTGATTCAATTTTAGGTTTATTTTTAGATATAGAACCAGTTTTTGTTATGCCACTTTTAGTTTTTCTAACAGTAACAACAGCACGTTGAGATGCTTTTTTAGCTATTTCTTTAGTTGCTTTTTTTGCTATCGCTCTTGCTGCAACTCCTGCTGCTATAAGTGGTACTGCCATTTTAACTCCTTAAATAAATGTACGTTCTTTTTCTGCAAACAGTTCATCTAGATTGACGACTGTTCTTTTGTTTTTTTCATATCTTGATAGGAATGGATTTTTAAGATGGTGTGTCTGATACTTACCATAGTTAAGCATCTCTCTTGCTCTAATCTCACAGAACCAAAGAGCCATTACCATATCGGTCTTACCCTTAGTCGTAGGCGACCAAGTTATTAACTGCTCTATTAGAGCCTTAATATTTTCAGTTTGATCTGATGGTAGGTGAATTAGATTATCTCGGTGGTGCTTACCATCGTGTTGTTTAGTACCAAATAAACTAGCCATAGATGCAACACCAAAACCTGCATCCCATTTATTACTACCGGTATGGTGCTCTTTAAACTGTACACCCTTAGATGCTAGGTGTTGTCTGATACCTTCATCCTGAGTTAAGAAGGATTGAAATGCGTTCTTCTCAACTATCCACTCACTAGGTGAGTACAGAGATGTCCAGTCAAATATTAAATTTCTAATAGCAGCAGGGCTAGGTCTAGTAATCTTAATAGCATCTACAATATAACGTTTACTAGTAGATCGATCTATTGCATAGCAGATAGCTGCAGTATCACCTATCATTGCTGGGTCTAATCCACAGATATAGGTAAAGCCATTTAAATCTCTTGGGTGTCCTGGATGACCTGCGGTTAACTTACCTGCTTTACGCATACCATCTATTGAGCCACGAACACATACCGGATCAAAGGCGGCATCATCTGAGATATCTTGTTGCTGATAAATAAGTGCCCAGGTGGAAGCATCCATAGATTGGCGCTCATTGTAAAGATTGCGCCCATTCCATCTAGGATAAAGTTTAGTTACTGGGTCCTGCTCTTTTTCCTCCTGACCATCAAATGGTTGATCAGAGGCTGGCCATAATGTAACCCAATCATCGGGTTTATCATTAGCTTCTAATAATGCTGGCATTGCAAGGTAGGTCCAAGGGACTAGACCTGCAGGGTATCTATCAGGATTTCTAATCTCTTTGTATAGATCAACTGCGGCAACGCGGGTACCGATAATAATTAATTTACCGGTGGGGTTAAGACGGGACCGGACATCTTGAGTTAACCACTTAATCTGTCGTTCAAAATCATTAGCGTTAGATAAAGTTACCGCATCATCTACAATAATCATATCGGCACGCTTACCGTAGATCTGACCGCCAATACCAACTGCTTCTAGGTTTGGGTCCTTTTCGCTAGACTCTCGTAACTCATCACCGAAGGTAACTCTAGTTGCTTGCCAAGAGGCGCTCTTAGATTTAAACCCAACCCCTGCAGCATAGGCAGTTTGTAACTCCTCATAGGATGGGTGGGTTAAGCGTTGTTTAATAGCATATAGAAAATCACCGGCAAGACGTTGAGTCTGGGAAACTATTAAAACTCTAAAGTTAGGATTTTTACAAACCTGCCAAGTTACGTAATCGATTGTAATAGTCATCGACTTGGCGTGGTTAGGTGGAATATTTATCAGGATGCGATTATTGCCAATACCTGGTTCATACTTCATTGAAGGGTGTAACCAAGATGGCTGTCTACCTTCAATCACATCAACTAGGTTTTGTTGATGGGCAAAGGTCTTATTATGTAAGAAACGCTGCCTGAAGGTAGCAAAGGAAATCTCTTCAGTATCACCAGAGGCGAAGTTTTTATCCCGTAAACCTAACCTAGTTCGATCAACCTTATCAGCAAATATCTTATCGGTTCTACGGTAGTACTCGTAGGTCTTCATAGATTTACCGGCGGAGGCACAGGCTTGCTCTATTGTCATAGCCTCAGCTACACAATTTAAAATAATCCGCTTAGCAATATCTGCGGAGTTCTCAGTCATTAATCTCCTTGTGGATAAAGCTGTGGATAAGTGCCGGAATTGAAATCTTTTAGATTTGGTATCGGGCAAGAAGTAGGGGTTATCGGAGATAACCTATTACACCTGCCGCGAAGTGTGTGTGTGCTCGGTTCGCTTTGCTCCCGAGCGAGCCTTGAAGCGAAGTGAGGGGTAAAACCTAAGCTCGCCCTATGGGGCTCGCCGAGGCTACCGCCGAGGCGGTTAGGGTCGTAAAACTAGAGTGGGTCCGTTTTACTCCCCTACTATATATAAGGCAGGAAATTTAACGAATTTCCCGTTTTTTGGTAAAAAATCTTTATAAATGTGACCAACCTCACTAACAAAGTATATCAAAACGGACATTACGGACATCACGGTTGGTAGATCATTATAGCTTCACTTTAGCAAAAATTTTTATTTGGGGTACACGGTACACACCACTACAAAATTAAGCATAGGGGGGTCCGTTTTGGCGGTGTCTGCCTATTTTGCTCTAGTAAAGTGAGCGTAATCCGCCATAATCTAGGGAGATTATTCCCTTGTTGGTGGCTTATTGATTAAGTTTATCCCTTAGTTAATAAATAATTGGTGGGCGTGCTACCCGTCAGGCACACTCTCAGCCCTATCTAATTTAATAAACTCTTTTAATCTGCCAGCTTTAATCCTTGCCAGCTATCACCAGCTATCGCCAGCTATCAGCTTTAAACTCTCAGCTCTCAGCTTGCCAGCTAGCAACTCTAACCCTCTACCTTAGGTTTAGCTCAGCCAACTCTCAGATAATCGTTATCAAACTGTTATCTGAAATAGCTATGAAATAGGGGAGAGTGTGGTATTTTAATCCTAGTGAGCTGAACAGCTCGCAACTAGATTAGATAGGATAAATAGATGAAGCTTAATTTTTATGTAGAGCTAAAGAGCAGAGATAATATTTACTCTCTAGATTTACCAGTAAATAAGCTGGTAGAGCGTAAAACTGGCGAGCTAATAAGTGTTAAAGCTTACGCCCGCATTTACCAGCTAGGAGATAGCGATAGCTACACCTTAATTACTAGCGGGGGGCATAAAAGCTCTAATCGCTGGCATAGAGATTTAACCCTAGAGGAAGCTAAAGCTTTAGCTATCAAGTGGGCTTCTAAAAGATACAAGGAGGTAAAGTAATGAAATGGAATAAACCTAGAGCGGGGCGGGTATATTGGCAGACCAGTAAGAAGGGCACAGCTAGGGCACACTCTTACTATTTCATCACACAGCACGGGACAGGAGACGGCTCTTTCGCTGTCGGATATTATGGATACCTAGACCAAATAGTTATGAAAAGCGCGGGCACTTTTAGCACAGCACAGGAGGCGCGGGCTTATTGTGAGCGGATAGATAAAGAGGCGTTAATAATAGAGGAGAAAATAAGCTCATAAGTTAGTGGCTTCTTATCGCTTATCCTGCTAGGGTAGGCGGTGGGAGATTACTAAATGGTAATCTTTAACTAGACAGATAGGGGCAAGATATGAACGACACACAGACACAGGCACAGGCGCAATTCGTAGAGGATTTTCTCTTAGTAAGTGAGAATATTCTAGAGACTTACACCGAATACACCGCACTTGTTAAGAGTGAGGGCGTGTTAAAAGCTAGTGAGATAATCCAAGAGCAATTTGAAAATTGGATAAGCCAGTTAGCAGACCAAGAGGAGGAGAGAGGCAACGAATACGGCTCTCTTTTAATTAAGCAACTACTTATTGGCTGGGGTTCAGATAGCTTTTACAAGATAGCTAAACACTTTGAAGGAAGGTTTTAATGAGAATTATGAGCCATAACTTAAAGTATGCGGGAGAGTGTCCTCTATGTAATAGCTCTGCTGTTTTATTCTTTTACAAGAATAAAGAGGGAGAGTTCAAGGCTTGCTCTAATTGCTTTACTACTAAACACATTACAGGCTGGAGTATCTAATGCGTTCAACTAATTATTACAGAGTAAGGAGAGTAGTGCGGGCGGTATTTTGGCTCTCACTACTGGCAGGGCTTTACCTAATCAGCTCCCGTCTATGGTTTACGGGAGAGGGCTATTGCTGGGGCGTGGGGTGCGGGCTATGAACCTGTATGAGTGGGAGTTATTAGGTAATTATGGGAACGGGTGGGACTTGCTTACTACTGCCGACAGTAGGAAAGAAATCCTACAATTAAAGAAGGACTACCAACTAAATGAACCGACCACACCTCTTAAAATAAAGAGTGTGAGAGTGAGAGAGGAAGCGAGAGTATGAAAGAGCTAGAGCAATTCTTAAACACCGAAGCGGAGTGGGTGCTAGAGAGATTATCTACTGGCACAGAGAGCGCAGACCGCAACTACTATCAGGGCAGACTAGACCAACTGGCGCAAGTCAGGAGATATCTAGGACACCCTCAAATTATGAGAGAGGGGGCGAGCAAGTGAGAAGGTGTTTAGAGTGTGGCTCAGAGTTAGAGAGTGATACCGATATTGTGCTTCATACTTGTAAGGCTTATCCACCTAAGCAAGAGGTTAATTCTTGGGCGGAGTTATTCTTAAATAACCTAAAGAGAGAGGGGGAGTAAATGAACGAGTTATCTATGAGCTGGGAGGATATGGCTAACCTTACCCACAAAACACAAGTGGAGAAGTTTAACTGGTGCTCTTGCGAGGAGCAGGAGCAATTCCCTTATGACGATTGCCCTAGAGAGGGAGCGAATAAATGAGTATCGTATGCTCAACTTGTGCAATTACTGGTAATCGTATCTGCTTACATACTAACGCGGGCGATAGCAAGGAGGATTAAATGACTATACCTTGCGAATTACAGGAGTTAGAGGAGGTTATGGCTAAGGCTGGTGTCCTATTAACTGGCAACGCTTACGATACGGCACAAGATTATTTACAAGATAATTGTGCTTGTGCTACTTATAGATACCTATTGGAAGGGGCGAGTAAATGAGTGTGAGAGAGAGGGAGCAGACCGCACTCTGTCAAGGGTGCGGGTGGAGCTTTGGCCTAGTTAATCTATACGCTGGGCATAAGGCGGGCGAGTGGCTTTGTGTTGAGTGTTTAGATATACAAGAGAGAGAGGGCGCGAGATGATAGAACACCACTTTATTATTAAATACAGTAAAGAGGGAGGCTGGGAGTGGGATACAGATAGCGAGGAGATACGCTACCCCGACGGCACAGTTTGGAACGAGCAAACTCAGGAGTGGAGTAGCGGATACGCTGGCTGGAACGAGGCTAAGGGCGAAGCTGAGTATGTAGATGATGATGACTTAATCGGTGAGCAATTAGGCGCAATACTAGAGATAGCGAACGGGGCTAAAGCACTTATTTAGTGGCGGACTATGCTACACTCTTTGTCTAGGGGAGTGTAGCGTAGTATTCTACTAACCGCGTTAGTGGGAGAGAGCGAGCAAGGTGCTTGCTTATAGATAGATAGGAGAGTAATGAATAAATACAGGTTCAGCGTAGAGAAGTTTTACGCGGTAGAAGCTAACTCTTATGAGGAGGCTGTTGAATTACTTAATAGTGAGAAGGAGTATCACTACATAGTAAATGAGGAGTGGCAACTATTAGGACAGGAGGTAAGTGCATAATGACTAAGTATATTGCTAACGAAAATGGCGATTGGTGGGAAGTGGTAAAGGGAGACGGCTTGTATCTAATTGATACTGATAACCCTGATATCGCTGAAGCTATGAAAGAGGAAGATGCCTCGCCTGATAACGATAAGTTTGAAAAGTTTATATGGCAATATGGCACAACAGTTTATATAAATACGGAAGGGGTAAGAGTATGAGTAAAGAATTAAAAGAGATAAATGAAGCTCTCACTAGCCTATGGTGGAGTGCTGAGATAAGTGATAACGCTAAGTTATGGTGGAACGACCACTATCAACAACTAATGGAGAGAGAGTTAGCGAAATGAGTAAGATGAAGCAACACTTAGAGAGTGAGATAGTGATTAAGGGTTCAAGCCACGAGGACACCGCTTGGAAAAGATATATCCGCTTTGAGTATGAGGGCAACAGCTATGAACTCACTCTATTTTGGGATGAGTTTAATGGCTATGAAATCTACTGGCAGGTGCCAAATAAAACACCTGATTGGGTAGTAAATTGGAACCAAGATGAATACGGCGGTATGAGTTTTCAATGGTACCTTGATGACCTAACTTGGGAGATGAATAAATGAATACTAAACAAGAGATAACTATTGCTACCTTCTGTCAAGAGCAGGAGTGCGACAAGGATATAGAGGTTCAAGCAACGCTCTATCTACCTGCTAATAGGGTAGAGTACACTTGCTCTTATTGTGGAGCAGAACAAGGACAAGATAGCTGGCTGGAAGCGGTGAGAGTATGAAAGTTAAGCCAGTTTATTGCGGTGATTGCCTTGTGTTGGTGGGCGATTGCTCCTGCACCGATTACTTAAAAGAGTTAAAGACCTCAGCCGAGAGGTTAGTTCAGCTAACTAAAGAGAGGAAGGAGTTAAGCAAGTGAGCGATTACAAGGACTATGAGGTAAGAGTAAATTATGAGGGCGGTATCTATATCTCCGCTCTTAACGAGGAGGATGCGATAGCAATCGCTAAAGATATTATGCTAGAGGAAACTAATCCCGATATGGCTAAGTATCTAACCTATAAGGCAGAGAAAACTATACTCAGGGAGAGGGAGGTAGTATGAGTAAGAGAGGTATCTTAAAAGCTATGACTATCAACGATATGGTAAAGATAATAGATGAGAGCGAGAGAGAGGAGGATAGCGGTGGAGATGAAAGGGTATGAGTTTATTGAGAGTGAGAGCGAGAGTATAACTTGCGATTACTGTAATAAAGTATTCTCTAAATGGTATCGGGACTTTACCCATACCTTATGCCGAGCTTGTCTAATCAACAAGGTAGTTATAGAGGAGAGTGTATGAGCGAGCCACGCTACCTATTCGGAGATGAATACGCTTATAATGGAGGCTATGAGGAGTTAATTAACTGCGATACCTGCGCTGTTGAGTTTGATAGGGCAGAGTATAAGTCAGATACCTGTGTAAATTGTGAGAACGAGAGAGTAAAGAGAGAGATGGCGAACAAATGAAAAATGTTATAGAACTACCTAGAAGAGGCAAGGTTAATATAGTATTCTATGAGGTATCAGATGCTCAGGGGATAGCTATATGGGGCGGAGAGGATGTCCTAGAGGCTATTAAATGGTATCGTAATAGTCCACCCGATAGTAAAGTATGGGTGGGACAGTATGAAACAACAGAGGAAGAGGCTAAACTCACTATGGATTTTATAGAGATTACGCCTATTGTCCTTGCTACTATTGCTAATTGTGTAGATAGATGGAGTTAATGGATAAGATTGAAAGAAGAAAAGTATTGATGAACAATGTTGAAAGAAGAATAAAATTAGCGAAGGCACAAGCCGTTCGTCAGAGAAACTATCGTAGAGCTAGGGACAGGGCGTTGGCTCGTTTGAGTAGAGATTACCCAAATGTTTATCGCACCTACCTAGAAGAGGAGATGAGTGTCGATGAAAATATGGGTAAGAAATGGCTTGATATCGCTGGCAACACTAGCCTTACTATTAGTAGGACAAGATAAGTTATTACAACCGGCAGTAAAACAAATTCCAGTTATAGAAAATAGGAAGGCAACAAAAGATGAGAAAGATCGTAATAGAAAGCTCGCACAAGAGTACGCTTCGGCTGGTTGGGACTGGAGAGGGAGAGAGTGGGAGTGCCTTAAGTCCCTTTGGACCCGTGAGAGCAGGTTTGATAACTACGCAAAGAACCAACGAGGATCAAGTGCTTACGGAATTGCTCAACTCCTTAGAGAGAAAGATCACCGAAGCGAATATCAAATCCTACGAGGCCTTAAATATATTGACTCTCGCTACGGCTCTCCTTGCAAAGCGTATAAGTTCTTCCTCAGAAACAACTACTACTAATGATTTGTGAAGAGTGCGGTAATGATTTAGTAGTAGAGGGAGAGAACAAATGCTTAGAATGTTTAGAGAATATGATACAATCTAAATCTTGATCGGCTCTCTCCGATCTGAAAAAAGAAAGCCTTGCTACCCCTTCCGGCAGGGCTTTTCTTTATGGAAAGACAAAAACCCCCTCGGGATAGGAACCGAAGGGGCTATTGCCAGCACTCATACTGGATTTTCCAGCACAGTGATAAAAGTATAGCAGATTATTTTTTTCTAATCCAATATTGATCGTTAATAACTAGCGTGTCTATCTCAGCCTTATGCTTATCGGTAAATAGAAGTATGCCAGGTCTAGGTGTCTTAGCAGGTGGTAGATTACGACCCCAAGTATAATCATCAAAGGCCATAATCCCACCAGATTTTAGTAAGCACCAGCTAAGTTCAGCATCCATCAGCGTACTAACAGTAGTATGGTCTGCATCAATATAAATAAAATCATATGAGTTTGTAAAATTATTGCGTTGTCTAATTAGAAATTCAAGTGTATTACTAACTACAGATACAACTGCTAAATTTTTTACCTTCTCTTTGTAGACCTCATAGACATCGCTAAAGTCCATCTCGGCGTGGCTTTCCTCATCACTTCCCTTCCAAGTATCAACATCAATTAGCACAGATGTATCATCAGTTAATATATTTTTATATAACCATACAGTTGCATCTCCGGTAAATACACCCAGTTGTAAAAAGCGTAAGTCAGGTTTATCTTTATACTCAGCAAGGTAGGTATTAAAATTATTTTCTGCAGTTTGTGCAAACCAGTTAGGATAATTCATAGCTCTACCCCATCCTCTAATTTAAAGAACCCTACTAGTTTACTACGCTTATGTTTGTTTTCAAACTCAGTAGTAATAGGTAGCCATTTAGTTTCCCACTTAGGTTGAGGTATAGTTAATAGATTAAATCCCCATACACCCTCCGGTGTGGAGTTGATATACCAAGGTGTAAGAGATCTAATTCCTGCTGCCATAAGTAGACCCTGATACTTACTCTCTTCGATAAGTAGATCAGGGTAGTGGGTCTTTCGGGATTTTAACTCTATAAACATTTTGTGTTCTTTAGATATACAATCCCAGTTATCAAACTCTTCACTCTTCTCAAGGTCTGGGTAGTAATTCCCCTTGAGATACTCAAATAACTCTGGCTCTTTAAACTCTATGCCCAAGGTGTCTCACCCCCGAGCCTATCTTGTAATCTACGCAGAGCTGAGTTAGACCTACGCTCAGCCGTAGATGTAGCACATTCTAAATATTGTGCTACTTGTTGCAGTGTGTAGTTATCGTAGTATCTCATCTGCAATATGGTCTTATCCTCTTGGTTTAATTTTAGATAAGCCTTCTTAATATCAATTAGAATTGCTAATAAATTACCACCTTCAGCCGGTGTTGATTGCTTACGAGGTGTGCCATCATTAATCATCTCTTGTGCTTGCTCTAGTACAGTACCTTCTACAACAGAGGCAATGATAAATGGAATTAATTGTGCAATAGTTGAGGTATCGTAGAACGCCTCATCACTAACTTTATATCCAGATTTACGGGCTTTTTCTCTACGGGCATATCTTTCTGCAGCTCTTCGCATTTGATAAGCAATACGCTTCTCATTCTGCTCACGCCTTTGTGGGTTCTCTTCATTAAGTAGATCAGTAAATTGTTGCCCACGACCTATTGCCCAGAGATAACACTCTTGCTTTACATCTTCACCATCTACCCAACCTTTAAATTTACGAACAATAAAAACAGTAACGGAGGGTACTATTTCATAAAGAGTTGGATGCAGTTCAGGGCTCATTCACAGTCCAACGTGGGAACCTCTGGCCATTTACCATCTAGTACCATCAGAGCAATAGCTGAATAGTTGAGTAAATCTACAAAAGAATCTCTAAGTGATTCATTAGTTGGTGCAACATTATTATCAACAAGATTATTTATGCGGGCTACCTTGTCCCACATACGAACTCTTAATCCATTGATAGGACCGCCAGGAGATCTGGCTATGTTTAATGGACCGTAATCGTGGTGCTTTGCAATAAGTAAATTACCTGCTGCATCTAATACATTCCAAACATCTTTTTCAAATTCATCATCTACTAAACCACGCTTCTTAGCACGGGCTTGGTGGTACAAATCCATAAGAGTTCCAACCATTCTGGTACTGCCATCTGCTCTGAGTTCCTCATACATTTGGCATACCTATTGTCCGTTTTGTCTCTTCTATACCCTTTGCTAAGTATAGGTCATTAAGGTCCATACCAGCAGGCAACGACACGATAGTAGAATTGATAACCTCTTGAGATACCATCCTTGAAAACTCTGCTCCTGGATTTGTGCCATCCTCTTTTAAATCATTATCACCAATAATATAAACCTTGCCATAGCCAGTAAACATCCTAGTAAAATGCGGCTTCCAAGCTTGTACACCAGGAACTCCAACTGCTGGTATACCTAAAACTGCAGATGCAATAATGGTATCTAATTCACCCTCACAAATTGCTATATATTCACTACTTAAAATGATATCGCTAACATTATATAGATGAGACTTTTGTCCCAATGGCGCACCATACTTAGGCTTACCCTGATCTAATCTTCTAAACTTAAATCCAACACAGTGTCCCATTACAGTTATGTAGGGTATAGATAACCAGCCTTGATAATGCTCGTGATTTGCAGCAGGAGTTTCTATATAGCCTAAACTATATTGATCAGCTACCTCTTTAGAAATCCCACGATCTGCGAGAAACTCTATTGCCTGATCGTTTAGACTTTTGTTGTACTGAACTGCCGCTTCTAGCGAGGATTTCAATTGCTCTGGTGAGAGCATCTTTAAACTCCATATTCTCTTTAAGGCTAATAATGTTTACTGCGTTGCCACCCTTACCGCAAGTGTGACAAAAATACAGATTCCCTTTAGTATCTATTACCGCACTTCTTCTCCTGTCATCGTGGAGTACACACCTAACAGGAAAATTTTTACCTTCCCTTACCTCACCACCATAAAAAGAAACAATTACTCCAATAGGAATAGCATTTGCATCAGCTTTTAAACTACCTTTACTAGATCGTTTACTTCTTGACCAATCCTGTGCCGGCATTTACTTACACTGCATACAATAATTGTTAATTCTTACCTCTGTCTCTATAACCTCATATGTTTTAGCACAATGATAACAAGTTACTGTTACCATCTTAGGTTCTTGACTCCAACTTTGTGTTGTAGTTATCTCACCTTCTGGTACTGGTGTCATTGTTTCTCCTTTAGCCATTGTGTTAAGTCTTGGATTACCCAAGCCTTATCTATTCCTGAGCTTTTTCTCTTGAATAGTATATAAGAAGGAGGCTGATTAACGCCACGATGCTTAGCATAATTAGCAGCTTCTTTTTGTGCTTCATCCCAAAACCCCTTTAGATCTAACCTTTTAGTATTTTTTAGTTCAAAGATGTAGGTCTGACCAGCAACGATTACTACTAAATCCCCTTCATCTTCTGCTCCCGATAATCGTAGTCTCTCAGCTACTACACCCATCTTCCTAAACCACTTCATTACATCAGTCTCAAACTTTGTTCCCTTTATCTTATTATACCTTGGATTCACTATAGATAGCATCCCTTCTATACATTCTACCCATTGCATCTGAGTCACTAATCTGACATAACTCATAATTAACAAATAGACCAACGTGATCGGAGCCATCTGCAGTGTGAGGTCCAAACCTATTTTTAACTGCAGCAACCTTTAGTATTTTATTGTATGGGTCAAA